CATCCGTATCTTCTTTACCGACAACTTTACCGCCCGGCATAGAACGCTCTGCCGTTTTTTTCTTGCTCTTTTTACCACGAAATGCTGCTGGGGTCATATAACCAGCAACAGCACCTGTTGCTGACATTTCTTCAAGCACTTCTTCAACAAGTTCGCGAATGATTTGTCTGGTATCTTTCATTATTTGATATTTACTTTTTGAGCAACATATACTTCATCAAATTCTACGCCATATTCATATTCATAGCCGCCACTTGAAGCATGCACAGTTTTTTCACCGTCAGCATTTTCTTGCATGTAAAATCCTTCTTCTTCATCAATCTCTATAAATTCTCCGTCATATTCAGACTGAATGAAAACAACTATCTTTTTTGCGTCTAGCAATTTGTTCAGTTGATCAAAAGTGTATGTTGGTCCAGATGGAGATGCTTTCTTGGCTGCTTCTGCCTGAACACCTTCAATTGTTTCTCTGATGATTTGTTTGAGTTCGTTGCGTGTCATATGTGTATTATTTTAAATTTTTAAGTTCCTTGATCAGTTCATAGCTCAATAACATGGCCATGATTTGATTTTCCTTCACAAGTGTTCCCTTGGTAATCTTGTCCAATTGATTAAGTGTTTCATCAAGCTTGATCTTGATGACATCATTATCAACCTTGCTCTTCAATTCCATTATTTGTGCACGCACGAATGGAACTTCGGCATTGATATATTCACGCAATGAATTTGTGTTGCTTACATTATTGATATATTCACGAATAAGAACCTTCTGCTTTTCATCAAGTCCCTTGTACTTTTCATTGAATGAATCAACAAGAAGCTTATATGCAAGAAGACGAACATCTTCATTTTGCTGCTGATATACCTTGATAAGATCCTTCTTTTCATCTTCACTTACAAGACGAGTTGGTGTCTTGTTTGATATGATGCTTTCAACAATGCAGCTGCGAGCTTGAAAAATTTCACGTGGATCACAAACAACTTCATTTACAGTTTCATCAAAAACCTTGTATATGCTGGCAAGAAGCTTGTAATTGTTGATGCTGCCTTTTAAAAAGTCTTCAATTGGATAATTTTCGCTGATCTCTTTTACCAAATTGTATTTCTGAACATTAAGTGTTTTTTCATCAAGCTTTTTTCTGGTGCGCAGTATTGTTTCAAGAAGTCTGTCGGCAGAAGATGTGTCCTTGGCTTTTTCTTCCAAGATGATTCTATATAGTCTGTTTTCTTTACCAAGCTCTGTTGATTCGCTGAAATACTTGCGAAGAATGCCGTTTGCTTTTGAGTCCTCTTGACCGTTAAGAATGTCGGCAGTGACTTGACGCACCAACAATTCGAATAGTATACCAGCATTCTTATACTTAGAGTGTTTCAGCTTCTTCATACAATTTTATTATTTATAAATATGAGCATGGATGATAAAAACTCAAATTTTAGAGTGGTTTATCCTCTTCAATGATATTAGATTCATCCAATATTGATTTTTCCTCCGCAAGCACCTTTTTTTGCTTGTTGTTATATTTGTTCTTCAAGGAGTTTTTTATATTCTTCAAGTCTTCATCAAGACCAATTGCAGAGCCTCTGTATATATGACGAGTTCTGCGTTCTGTTTTTGATTTTTCCTTGTTTTCTTTGTTACCCAAAGGATCTTCTCCGAAATTCTTGGTATGTGAAGATGTATATTTTTCCTTGTTTCCTGTTTGATCGCGATTACCACGTTCACGATCTTTTCGTGTTTCTTCTTCAAGCGGAGGCAATTCTCCACCAGCTTCTCCACCGCCAGCCTCTGCACCACCAGCTTCACCTCCACCGAGTTCGGCACCGCCAAGTTCTGGTGCAGCTTCTCCGCCGCCGCCACCTTTGTTTGCAAATGCAGGGTCGCTGCCTTCTTCAGTAATTTGCTGCAATCTCCATTCTTCTTTTTTGTCTCCAACAACTTCATTCTGCAATGTTTCAATGTCAGCATCCGACATATTGAATATGTTGTTATACATCCATGTCTTGCTGAACATATTACTATCCTTCATATCAGCAGCAAGATTCACCTTGGTTTGCCAGATTTCCAATTTTTCCTGCTCAAAGATTGTACTTGGATTGCTGAGTTCCAATTCAAAGTCAACAAGAGATGCATCCTGATATCCTTGCACATACAAGTGAACAATGGCAATCTTGGTGAGTTCAGAAATAAGAATGCGCTGAATACGTCCGATGGTACGAGCAAATCTTACATCTTCGGCAGCAAGTGTTGCTTTTCCACTTAGTCCTTCTTCATATCCAAGAAATGCCTTTGGAATCTTGAGCGCCGCCATCATCTTGTTGCGAATATATTCAAGATCATCAATACCAGTGAATTCCATACCCGGCAATGTATCAATCTTTGTTCCACTGTCACTACCACGAACGGGCAGATAAAAGTCTTCAATCATATTGTTTAGATTGAATCTTAGATTATAATCTCCTGTCTTTTCATCAATATATGGAACTTTCTTGACTTGATTGATGATCTTTGCCATTGCTGTATCAATATCGGCAGGAGGAATGTTTCCAACATCAATAGAGAATATTCTCTTTTCTGGAGCACGCATGATACGATGAATAAGCATGGCGTCTTCCATCAAGCTCAATTGTTTCCATACACGGCGTGCTGGTTCAACCATTGATTTTCCATATGGTAGGAAATTACTGTCACTCAAAAGTCTGAAGTGTGCGATTTCAAAATTTTCATATTCCATTCCGCCGCCAACACCATCGTGCTGATACTTCACATAATTAATGTTCTTTGGATCACTGCCTTCTATGCGTGTGATTTCATATGGACTGATTGGATGAACAAGATACACACCATACTCAGGTGATATTTCCATGCGCAAAAAGAAATCTCCATATTTGCACATGTTTCTTGTCCAACTCCACATATTGAATTCAACATTCATTATGTCATAGAACAAGTTATGAAGAATGCGCTTGATGTTTTCATTCTTTGAATTGATGGTAAGAACATTGCCAAATTCACTTGGTACAAGACATTCATCGCTATAAATGTCCAATGCAGAAGCAATAATAGGATCCATGTCCATCACATCATAATCTCTGAACAACTCAAGACGACTTGACTGATATGCCATGCTCAAGTCGCGATTATGAAGATTATATGTTGAACTTCTTAAGCGATTAAAACGGTCGCGCAAACTGTTTCTGTCTGTTGCGTATTGTATTTCATCAGTATCTACAACTTTGATTTTCTTGCCGCCCACATTACGGACAATAACGTCCGTGGAGAACATCTTCTTCAGTCTGCTAAATAAATCTTTTTGATCAGCCATAAGTATTGTATATATATGAGCGCCTAAAGTATAAATATATACTCGTGGGATTTTTATAAGATAATCATTTTAATAACCAAGTTAAATCAATTGGTTGTTGACTTGAACCATGACCTCCAACCTTCATTTGCCAAGGGTTTGGCTGCGTTCCAAATGGATTTGTATTTCTATACAAGGATTGCATATTGCTTTTTACTTGTTCATTTGAAGTGGATCCTATTCTATCAAGTATTGTCTTTGTTATAGTCTCTGAATCTTTTCTTAATCTTAGCGCAACATCTCTTATCCAAAGTCCAATTCCCAAAGACATAACAAGGTCGTCATTATATCCGTCCATTGCTTCTGCTTTTGATGACACTGCGCCACTCTTCCATATAAACACTTGTAATTCTTCCACCAATCTTTTGCTATGAACAATAACTTCCTTATTTCTGAAATAACTTTCAAGTTTTGAAATAAGAAGAGGTTTGGATTTGTTTGATGTAGTGAACCCCGGTGTCATTTTCTTTTCCTGTGCATTGATCTTGTTGCTCATTTGATTTTCAACATCAACATACTGAAGATCAGATGAACTATAAAACAAATTTGGATAACTGTTATCCAACACTTCTTGTATGACTGCCCAACCAACATTCGCATTTTCTATCACAAGTAATGCATTATTGTATTCTGTTGCCATTGTGATTAGCGCACGAGCATATTCCTTGGTTGGCAATTTTCCTTTATATTCTGCCACTTGTTCCATTGTTTCTATATCAAGTATTTGTGCTGCGCTATAATCCGATGCGTCACCACGCGCAACGTCGGCACTGACCATAT